GAGAAACCAAGTGAAGTTTGATTCTAAGTTTGAGAAAGAAGCCTACGCCTTGATGGTGGGCTGTGAGTATCATCCTTCACAAACACTAGAGTACGTACTGCCTAAGACGTATGAGCCTGACTTTGTTTACAAGACAAAGAGTAAGACCATATGGATAGAAGCTAAGGGCAGGTTCCGTACATCAGATGAGGCACGTAAGTATGTCTACATTGCAAAGACGCTTGGCTCAAAGGAGGAGTTGGTATTTCTCTTCCAAAAACCAAAGACCCCAATGCCGGGATCCCGCAGAAGAAAGAACGGTACACGCTACACAATGGAAGAGTGGGCAGCAAAGCAAGGGTTTAGGTGGTACACCCTCGACACATTACCAGCAGGATGGACAAGATGAGACATCTAGTAATACCTGACACACAGATAAAACCAGACAAACCTATGGATCATATGCTCTGGGCAGGCAAGTACGCATGTGCTGTTAAGCCTGACACCATCATACACATAGGTGACCACTGGGATATGCCATCGTTGTCATCGTATGACGTAGGTAAGAAGTCCTTTGAAGGGCGGCGCTACTCTGCTGATGTTGAGGCAGGTAACGAAGCAATGCAGTTGTTCACAGATTGCATACGTGCTGAACAGGCACGACAGCGTAAGCTCAAGAAGAAGGTATGGCGACCTAGACTTATCTTTACAATGGGTAACCACGAGAACCGCATAGAACGTGCTGTTGAGAACGATGCTAAACTAGAAGGGTTGATGAGCTATGAAGACCTTAACCTCAGAGGATGGGAAGTACATCCATATCTTCAGCCAGTTATTGTGGATGGTGTCGCTTATTGTCATTTCTTCACTAGTGGGGTTATGGGTCGCCCAGTATCAAATGCAAAACTACTGCTCCAAAAGAAACATATGTCATGTGTTATGGGACACGTACAAGATAGAGATATCGCATTCGACAGAAATGCAGCGGGAGAAAGAATGACTGCTCTGTTTGCTGGTATCTATTATCAACACGATGAGGAGTATCTTAATCCTCAGACTAATGGTTCATGGTCAGGGCTATGGGTATTCAACGAGGTAACTGATGGTTCCTTTGATGAGATGCCTGTATCGATGACGTATCTGCGGAGGAAGTACGGTGCTAACTCTTGATGAAATACTAGAGCGTGTCGCTGCTAGGTATGATGAGGTAACTATCATGGAGGCTTTAGAGATAACAGCCGAAGAGTTAGTAGAAAGATTCTCAGATAAGGTGAACACTAACAGTTGGAAGTTTGACTTAGAGGAAGAACATGAGCATTGATAACGCAACACCAGCAGAGTGGGATGCACTTCCATCAGGACAAAAGAAGTGGGTCAAGGTAGATGTGATTGATAAGCCAGAGCATTACAACAAAGGTGGCATCGAAGCTATCGACTACATCAAACAACAACTAGGAGATGACTTTAGTGCTTACTGCGAAGGTAACGTACACAAGTACATACATAGGTACAAGTACAAGAACGGAGTAGAAGACTTACGTAAAGCTCGTGTCTATCTAGAATGGTTGATAAAGAGTATGGTAGAATGAAAGTCGTAGAGGGTAGTTTCGGTAAAGGCAAAGAGGATAAGGATGAGATACTAACGTCTGAGTTTCTTTCTGCTTTTGTAGTTAGAGCAATGCAGCATGAAGAAGAAGGTAAGTCATTCAAGGTAGCTGTCATCATGTACGAAGATGGTGAGATGTTTGAAGTAGCATCTAATGAGCAGTACCCAGATGGTGTCTTTATGTTATTACAATTAGCATCACAAGCAATATTAAATGAAACACTAGGAGTAACAGAATAGATGGACGCATATCAACAATACATACACAAGTCACGCTACGCCCGTTACAATGCGGAAGAACAACGACGTGAGACATGGGAAGAGACAGTCAATCGTTATGTTAACTATTGGGTAGACAAAGCAGACCTCAATGACTTTGAAGTATCTGACATCTTCAAGGCTATACACGATCTAGATGTTATGCCCAGCATGAGAGCGTTGATGACAGCAGGGGAAGCACTAGACCGTGACAACGTAGCAGGGTTTAACTGTAGCTACCTACCTATCGACCACCCTAAAGCATTCGATGAGATGATGTACATACTCATGTGCGGTACTGGCGTAGGCTTCAGTGTTGAGCGACAGTACATAGCCAAGCTACCTGAAGTTGCGGAGAAGTTTCATGAAACAGACACAGTTATTAATGTTGCAGATTCGAAAATCGGATGGGCGAAATCGTTTAGGGAGTTGGTATCACTTCTTTATTCAGGTCAAATTCCCCAATGGGACGTTAGCCGAGTACGACCTGCGGGTGCCACACTTAAAACTTTCGGAGGTCGTGCAAGTGGTTCAGAACCTCTCGTCGAGCTATTCAAGTTCACGTCCGGGTTGTTTCAAGGATCTGCTGGACGAAGACTTACGTCACTTGAATGCCACGATCTTTGCTGCAAGATCGCCCAAGTCGTAGTAGTAGGAGGAGTAAGACGATCAGCACTTATCTCACTGTCTAACCTGTCAGACGACAGACTACGCAGGGCTAAGACAGGTGAGTGGTATCATGCTAACCCACAACGTGCGCTGTCTAACAACTCTGCTTGCTACACAGAAAAGCCTGACTTTATTGCTTACCTAGAAGAATGGAAAAGTTTATATGAATCCTACTCAGGAGAACGAGGTTTCTTCAGCAGAGTTGCTAGTCAAAAGCAAGCTGAAAGGAATGGCAGACGAGATGCTACCTACGATTTTGGAACTAATCCATGTAGTGAGATCATCCTCAGACCCAACCAGTTCTGCAATCTATCAGAAGTTGTTGTCAGGCCAGACGATACGCTCGCTAGCCTCAAACGAAAGGTACGCATTGCGGCTATCCTTGGAACTCTACAAGCTACCCTTACAGACTTTAGATACTTAAGGAATGTATGGAAGACAAACACAGAGGAAGAAGCTTTACTGGGTGTATCACTAACAGGTATCATGGATCACCACTTACTATCAGGACGAGGTGACAATGCAAAGCTTAAGAAGTGGCTCACAGAGATGCGAGAGGAAGCAATTGAGACTAACAAGCGGTGGGCTGAGAGACTTAACATTAATCCCTCTACAGCTATTACTGCGATTAAGCCTAGCGGTACTGTTAGTCAGTTGGTCGACAGTGCTAGTGGGATCCATCCTCGTTATAGCGAGCAGTATATACGAACAGTTAGAGCAGATTCTCGTGACCCTCTTTGTGCTGTCCTAGAGGCTGCTGGTGTCCCTGTAGAGACAGATGTACACAGTGCTAGTACCAAGGTATTTAGCTTCCCTATCGCTTCACCAGAGGGCGCTGTGACAGCCTCAGCTATGGGTGCGATAGAACAGTTAGATTTGTGGGAGTTGTATCAGGACTACTGGTGTGAGCATAAGCCATCGATGACGTGCTACTATAGGGATCATGAGTTTCTTGAGGTAGGACAGTGGCTATGGAACAAGTTTGATAAGGTATCAGGTGTTAGCTTCTTGCCTTACTCAGACCATGTATTCCAGCAGGCACCTTATCAGCCAATTGATAAGAAAACCTACAAGCAAGCAGTAAAAGACTTCCCCACTGAGATCAACTGGGACATCAATGAGGAGTCTGATATGACTGAAGGTAGTCAAGAGCTAGCTTGCACAGGGAACAACTGTGAAATCTAGTCAAACACACCCTTAAGAGTCTTGCCCACTATCGGAAGAGCGTATATAGTTTCATCCGGTAGTGGGTCACCCTTCCTTGCGGCATCAGCTATGTCTTCTAAAACTGCACCGGGAAGAGTAGCACCTAGTGGGGGCAGTAAGTTTTTAGCCATTGCATCTAAAGGATCATTCATAAACTTATCATATCCATAGTCGTTAGCGCCCATTGCACCAAACGTAAGAACAGAACCTACTTGATACAAAGCTGACACTGCACCCTCTGCTGGATCAGGAGCCTCTCCTTTTAATACTTGACGAGCCTCGTTAACTACACCGTAACCACCACCTGACAGCACGACATACTTAGCTAGGTTTTCTAGTGCTTGTTTCTTGTTACCTGCTTGCCACTCTTTCCATATCCTACGCTCCATCAAATCAAACTGCTTGATAGCAAAACCTTTTAACATGTAAAAGATACGAGCATTAGGATTAGCCAACCCTGCTGCTGTCTGTGCTGCTGCGTTGATAGGCTGTAGCTTAAACAAGTCAAACATAACAAGATCACGTACTAGCTCACTGTCTGTTACGCCATCAGCAATGTCTTTCTTTAGTTGTTGTATCTCAGGCTTACTGAAACTGTACTGCCACTTAGTATCAAAAGTACCATTGGCTATGTCTTGTCTTGCTTTGTTATAAGACGCACCCATAATCCTGCTTTTACCAAACTGATCTAGCTTAGAGAATCCTGACCACTTCATAGACCATTCAAGTAAATCCTCACTGGCTTTGGCGGCACCTTCAATAAACTTATTACCAGACGTAACACCACCAAGTAGCTCTATGTCTTTCTGTGTTCCTTTACGTGCCTTACGTACAAACTCACCAAACACTTGACGAGCTAGGCCCATGTCAGCAGGACTAAACTCAACACCACCTTTAGCAAACACAGCCTTAATTACGTTACCTAAGCCAAGTTCAAAGGAAGCGTTGAACAAGTCATGCACGTTCATCAGAGCGCCATAAGGATTAGCAATAGTACCTACGTAGCCAAGACTACGAATCATATCTAGCTCACTAGCCATGCCCTTGTTAGCGTTGATACCTATGTCATCAATAATTTGTTGTGCGTTCTTTATCTGCACATCAGAGTAGCCTTCACGCTTGAGTGCCTCTGCAATGATGTTGTCATCAAACAAACGAAAATGTCCTGCCTCATAGGAAGCAGTAGCATCAAGAGTACTAGATCCTTCTTTTATTTCTTTTTTAGAAGAAGCACGACCCATTAAATCTTTGATAGGTCTAGCCTCAACAGGTTTGCCAGCAGTGCGGAAGCCAAGCTGTTCGCCTATCTCCATTCTAGTTAGTGTCTGTCTCTGCCATGTCCAGTGTGAATCAAAGATGTTGGCATACTCTTGCTGTTTATCGGCAGGTCTTTCAGCATTTTTAGCTCTCCACTCTTTCATAGAGGGACGCTGTATATTCTTAGACGCTGCGTCTTCTGCTTTTGTAGCTGCCCTATCTCTGTATGTCCTTAGTGACGCATCCTTAAGCACTGACTCAGGAGCAGAGTGCATCCAAACAGGTGTTACTTCTCCTGCTGTTACCTGCCTACGATATCTCTTAGAGAACTCTATGTTGTCATCAAAGAACTTTTGCAGTCTCTCAGGGGCACCGTTACCTATCTTAGCTCTAGCTACGTTCATAGCACCACGTAGTGCCTTTGTCTGAAACTCTAAAGACAGATTAGGATTAACAGCATCTAAGAGTAGGTCATTAAACTTAGAATTAGCACTGGCTAGTTCTCGGAACGGCTCCATACCTTTCCACATATTATCAAGGTCAGTTTGCTTTCTTGTTACCCTGTTCATAGCCCTGACTAGACGCTGTGAAAAAGCAACACCCACTGTATCTTCAGCAAGAGTAGCAAGAGGAGAAGCCAAACGTCTAAACCTAACAAGAGCTTTCTGCGCTTCTGGTATAGTACGGCCTACGTCAGCAGCAAGACGACCAGTAGTCATATCTAGTAGGTCTTGACGCAACATAGCCATGTCATCAAGGTTCTCAAACGGCTCATCTAAAGTCTTACGCAAGTCTTTGATAGCTTTGTCTGAACGCACTACCTTGTTTAATTGACGAATGTCTACACCCATGTCTTCAGCGTACCCTTTCATGCGCTGGTAGAAAGGTGCTAAGTCTTTAGGTAATGCTCCTTGTCTGCCTACAACGTCCCCAAGAAACTCTATCTCTCGCATCAGTAGCTGAGTAGCTAACTCTGCATTAGTTATATCTTCAGGCGCTCTTGACATTCTAGCAGCAGAGACTAATTCTTTTTGTGCTTCAACGCGAGCAGCATTAAACTCTTCAATCGTGTTGTAACGCTTAGCAAAAGAAGGATCTAGTATTTTATCGAAAGCTTTTCCTGTTAAGACACCTAACGCACCATAACCTACACCTTGAAACAGTCTGTTCTCAGTACCTTCACCTGTAGCAACACCGTAGATAGAAGACTCAATGCCTGCCTGTGCTGCAATAGATGTAACGCCTGTTTTAGCTAGGCCACGAGCAAGACCAATACCTGTAGGCAAGGTAGCTATCAACTCAACAGGCGTAGCAAGCTGTGCCAACTCAGGGTTGTTTGCGCGGAACTGTTCTCGTGCTACCTCATACTCAGCCTTAGCCCTTTCGTATGTTTTATCAGTAGTAGCAGATTCTATAACAGATTTTATTTCTCCTAGTAAACCAAGAGTAACACCCTCTCCAGCTTCTGTTACAAGAGCAGCAAGACGTTTACCTTCTTCGTTAGCTAGTTCTTGACGAATATCAATAGCAGATTGAGGAATAACGATATCATCAGGGCTTCTACGCTTTGCAGGAGGATTAATAGCATCTAGAGCAGACTGAGGAATAGTAATGCCTTGAGGTTGTAAAGTCTCTGCTAGTTCCCTATCAGACACAGTTACTTCAGCCAGACGCTGATCCATTGCAGATTCATAGTCTGTGTATTCTTCTAAATCTTGATAGAAAGGGCTTTGACCTTCAGCTATTCTTTGTTCAGCATGGGCTTTTGCTTTAATAGCAACACTGTCTAGAACCTCACCACTTCTTATTGCATCGACTTCTTTATCAGTAAGACCGGGAACCATAGAAGGTATTTCAACTTCTTTACCATCTATTTGCACACCTATGGTGTACTCAGTCATATTTTGTCCAGTGACTTTATTTTTTTGTGTTCCTAAATAACCTCTACTAGATTTACGACTACCATCTTTTCTATACATAGAAGAGTCTAAAGCAGGTAAAACAGATTCATAGTCTGTGTATGGAGCAGGCACTTTTTTCTGATCACGATCAGGTACTTTAATGTCCTCAAGCAGTATCTTCTTAGCTCTGTCAGGCACTACAATTGGAATATCTTGTAGCTCATCCTCACGCAGTACATTGTACTTAACAACTACATCATTAACAGACATATCCAAGGCGCTAGCAAGTTGCTCCGCTGTTGCACCTTTTTCTATAGCTTCTTTAATTTTATCTTCTGTGTGTTGAGGATTTCTTACAACATTACCTGCATCCCAGCGACCACCTAAAGCAGCACTGTTATAAGAAAGTAACTCCTGCACAGATACGCCAAACTTGTCAGCTACTTGCTTGGGAGTTTCTTTAGACTTTATAACGTGAGATATTTGAGAGTAACCTTCTTTACTGTCGGTACGCGCCATTTATTTAACCGCCTAATACTCTTGATAGTTTCCTACCAGCAATTTCACCTTCTTGTGACTCTCTAATAGAAGCGTCAAGTTTTTGATTAACTAGTCTTACGTCTACAGGATCAGTAGGATCAAGTTGAGGATTAGCAGCAAACACGTCAGCAATGGCTTGTTCTCGTGCTTGAGCCTGTTTTTCTTTATTAGCCCGA